GCAAACATAACTAATATAGCTGCTACAGCTATTGCAGACGGTTCTGTTAACAACACGGAGTTTCAATCAGTTGACACAACTACTTCTATCAATACGCAGTTAGGAAGTAAATTACCAAAAGCTGGCGGAACTATGACAGGAGGTATTGTATTTCCTGATGATACTGGTCCAGCTCCAGCAAAAGTATCTTTTGGAGCAGGAGACGATTTAAGAATTTTTTCTGATGGTTCAGTTGGAATAATGAAAGGTAATGATTTAAGATTTAAAGATAGTTCAGACAATGAAATGTTAAAAGCTGTAACATCAGGCTCTGTAAAATTATCTCATTCGGGAAGCACCAAATTAGAAACATCGGCGACCGGAGTTTCTATTTCCGGAACTGTATCAGCAACCACTGCATCTGCTACTACAGGTTCTTTTACAAATATATCAGGTAATGGTTCTAGTATAACAAGTTTAAATGCATCTAATCTATCATCAGGAACTGTGCCTGCAGCAAGATTACCTGTTACGGGTAGACTTTTAAAAATGCAAACATTAGTAAGTACTAGTAACTATGATACTACTTCAGTTATTCCTTTTGACTCTTCAACTCCGACTTCGAGTGAAGGCATTCAAGTTATGACTCAAGTTTATGCACCAGTGGCAAGTAACAGTCAGCTGTTACATGTTTTATCAAGCGCAGTTACAAATGCCTCTGCGGGTGGAACTGTTTTATGGTCTATTTTTAACGGTAGTTCAAACATTGCTGCTTTTGCAAACACAACAGGGTCATCAGCTATTTGGAATCAATTTACATGCCAAGCGTATGAATCAAACACAGGTTCAAGTTCTAGAACTTACAGTGTAAGATTTGGTGTCAATACAAGTAGGGGTCACTGGTTACAAACAAACAACTATCAATATTTTTTAGGTGCAAAAGCCTATTATACTATTTTCGAGATTGCCGTATGAGTATTACTATTATGGACGCAATATTAGCGATTAACCCGGACGCAAAAGTATCTATTAAAAATGATCTGAATACAGATCCACCTATTGTAGATGAGCTTATATGGCATGACGGAACTACTCCAATTTCAGATATCAATATAGCCGCAAAAAAAGCTCAACTAGAAACTGAGTACGAAGCTAAAAAATACCAAAGGGACAGAAAAGCAGAGTATCCAAGTATAGAAGATCAACTAGATGACATCTATCACAACGGCATAGATGGTTGGAAAGCAACTATAAAGACTGTAAAAGATAAATATCCAAAGGAGTAACATGGCATTAGTAAAAACAACTTTTGCTCCTGGTATAGATAAGCAAACAACAACCTACGGTGCAGAGGGTCGTTGGGTAGATTCAAAGAATGTTAGGTTTAGAACAGGCTTACCAGAAAAAGTAGGTGGTTGGTCAAAAGTCGTACCAACTAAAAAAATTGCAGGTGTGGCACGTGCATCTATAGCTTGGGTTTCTTTGACAGGTGTTAGACACTTGGCTCTTGGAACAGACAGAAAGTTATACATATATACAGAAGGTCAATTTTATGACGTTACACCTATTAGATTAGAAGCAGCGTTGACTGGTCCTTTTGCCATGACTAATGGATCACCAACAGTGACTGTCACACATTCTTCTCATGGAGCGAGCATCGGGGATTTTGTAACTTTTGATTCTTTTTCTACAGCACAAGGGCTAGACATGAATAACGAGTTTGAAGTTACAACTGTAATAGATGGAAACAGCTATACAGTTACACATACAAGCAATGCTACTGGCACAGCGAGCTCGCAAGGTGGATCAGGTAATGCAAAATATCAAATAAATGTAGGCACAGATAGATCAGCGTTTGGTTTTGGTTGGGGTACAGGTGCATGGAACCAACCTCGTCAAAGTATTGGTGGTGGTGCTGGTTGGAACAGACCAGGTCTTACAACAACCATTGCACTAGAAGCAACTTACTGGATGTTTGACACGTTTGGTGAAGACCTACTGGCTATTAGAAATGATGATGCTTTATATCGTTGGGACTTGTCTGGTGGAACCGGGACTCGAGCTGTAAAAGTATCACAAGCTCCTGGCAAAAATAGAGTGTTGTTAGTTTCATCTCCTGACAGACATATATTCTTGATGGGAACAGAAACAACTATTGGAACACCAGGATCGCAAGATGATTTATATTTAAGATTTTCTTCACAAGAAAATTTTACAGCGTGGGCACCAGCAAGCACAAACACAGCTGGTTCTTTTAGAATACAAGACGGATCTAAAATTGTTGCAGCTAAAAGATCTAGGGGTTCTATTCTTGTTTGGACAGATACAGCCTTACACGCATTAAACAATATTGGTCCACCTTTTATATTTGGTCTAAACCAAATTGGTTCTAACTGTGGCGCCATATCTGCAAACTCTGTTGCAGATGTAAATGGTGTTACTTATTGGATGAGTCAAACAGCTTTCTATACATTTGATGGTGCAATTAAAAAATTAAATTGTACGGTGCAAGATTTTGTATTTGACGATATTAACTCAACAGCACAAGGACAAGTTTCTATTGCAGTTAACACAGACTTTAACGAAGTAACATGGTTTTATGCATCAGAAAGCTCTAACTTTTTAGACAGAAGTGTTACATATAATTATTTAGAAGATGTTTGGTATACTAATGATGGGTTTGTTAGAACTTCTTGGGTTGATAGAGGCACCTATGCTAAACCATATGCAACTTTTTATGATCCAAATTCCATACCAAATAATAATACAATACTTGGTGTTACTGCTGGCTGCACTACTTTGTATGAACATGAAGATGGTTTTAATGATGATGGTCAAGCTATGGATTGTCAAATTACAAGTGGTGACTTTGACATAAAAGAAGGAGATGAGGTATTTTTATGTTCAAGAGTTATACCTGATTTTAAAGATCAAGCAGGCAATACTGATGTAAAAATAGAATTTGCAAATTATCCGGCAAGTACAAACACAAGATCATTTACGTCTACAACTTCTTCAACTACAAAATTCTTTTCTGTAAGAGGTCGAGGAAGACAAGCAAATGTAAAAATATCTAGTAATACTATAGACTCAAACTGGAGATTTGGAACAGTTAGATTAGATATCAATCCGGACGGAAGACGATAATGGCTAGAATTAATATTACAAGATTACCGTTGCCACAAGATGAATTTGATAGACAACAACAAGACATACTTATTCGTGAGCTTGAGAACATAATTAATCAGCTTAACTTTACCTTTCAACAAGACTTACGAGAAGAGTCAACAGCAAGGACTTGGTTTTTAGCATGAGTGACGTATACAAAAATAGAAGTATTGTTTTAGCAAATAATGCACAAACAGTTGTGTACACTGTGCCAACAGCAAATGCTTCTACTCAACCTCCACAAAAACCTGTACAAGCTGTAGTAAAATCTATTCGTATATGTAATGTGTCAGGTGGCGCTGTAACAGCAACGGTCGTGAATGCTGATTCTAGTGTTGGATCAGATATTAATATTACAAATGTTTTATCCATTGCAGCAAACACAGCCACAGAAATATTAGGTCAACCACTAGTTCTTGAGGATAGTGATGTTATAAAAGTGACAGCTAGTGCGGGTGGTGCACTGCATGTAATTATATCAGTATTGGAAATATCAGAGTGAAGAAGATACAGGACGCAAAAATATTGGGTACACAGATGGTTGAAGGCAAAGAAGTGCCAGTTATACAACCAGAAGTCTACCAACGAATTTATTGTAAAAACTGCAATAATGAGGTAGATTCAGACGAACAGGCAACCGGCACCTGCAACGATTGCGGCCAAGACTGGTCAATCCATAAAGCCAAAGATATACAATTAAAAGTGGTTCAAATACCAATTGGATCAGGGACCGGAGAATAAATGTCAGATTTTTTTGATTTTTTAGGTGATGCTTTAATACCAAACGAGATTGCTCCTTATTTAGGTATGCTCGCTCCAATGGTTGCACCGCAACTTGGAATTACAGGTAGTATGATTTTGAGTCAACTTGGCTCAATGAAAATGAATGAAGGAGCTTTTGATCCATACTCAGCAATAGCCACAGGCATAGCACTATCATCACCACAAGCAAGAGCCATAAGAAGAGCTGGACGATTAGATCCAACCAGAGGAACAGTAGGACAAAGATTATCAGCAGGTATTGCTGCTAGTTTACCGGCACAAAAAGTGGGTGGTCTTAACAAAGCGGGTACTCTTTATAGAGCTCTTGATCCTAGACTTAGTATAAGAAAAAATGAATTTGGTAACTATTATGAAAATCCAATGTTAGCATCATCTATGCCCATTGGAACTGGGTTTATACAAGGCCGTTTGGACAGTCCTTTTGATAAATCTAAATTCCGAGGTCAAAACACGCTGATGTCAGATACTGAATTTAACAAACAGATGCAAGAAACAATTGATTATACATATGGAAAAGACCCAGCTTTAGGAGACGACTTTACAGAAGCACAAGCAAAGGTAGAAGATCAAACAGTTACGAAAAAAATAACAGACTCTGAAGGAAACATAACAACTGTAGAAGAGACAACTAAGGGAACACCTTACAAAGAACCTGTATTTGGCTCAGACACTAATTTAACAGCGGAACAACAAGAAGCATACTTAGACATATACAAAGACAAAGATTTATCCTTTTCTGAGAAAGAAGCAAAAGCAGATGCTTACCTTAAAAGCATAGGAAAAATAGGTAGTAAAGAAACTTTCTTTACAAAAGCAGCAGATATGGGTTCAGCCGTAGCTGGTGCAATAATGCCAGGTTTTAGTGACTATGACCCTCTAACAGGAGAGTTTAAAGAATTTAATTTTGAAAAAGCTTTACTAACTGTAGGTGTAGCAACGACTCTAGGTAGCTTAAATCAAATAGCAGAAGAACTTAAAAAGCAAAAAGACATGGATGAACAGCAAGAACGAGAAATTTGGAAAGAATGGTTTGACTCATATGAAAGAACTTCTGGAAAACCATACAGCCAAAGCAGATACCCAGATGAGTTTTTGATGGAAAAATATAATAGATATATGCTGGCATCTGGTGGCAGAGTCGGCTATAATATGGGAGGCGGCATCATGGCGGCTGCTCCTGGTGTACCACAAGGTATGCAAGTCGACGGACGTAATGGTACATTCATTCCTATGGGTGTAGAAGAAAAAGCTGACGACGTACCTGCCATGCTATCAAAGAATGAATTTGTAATGACAGCAGATGCTGTAAAAGCAGCAGGGGATGGGGATGCAAACGTAGGAGCACAAAGAATGTATGATTTAATGCATAGTTTAGAGGCACAAGTATAATGACCACACAAACGCAAATTACAAGAAATTTACCGCCGGGTTACGTCACCACTATTGGAGAACAGTTTACTGATTTCTTTATGGGTGGTATGCCTGTAAACACTACAGACATCACACAATCACCTTTTTATGCTGATCCAAACGCAATGTTTGGTGGAACATTTAATCCAGCAACAAATCAATTTACAGGCATAACAGGAGCTACTGTTCCCGCATCAGACTTTTTTGTTGCAGGACAAGATACAATGCAACAACAAGCGCAAAATATTGCAACAGGAGCACAGGCGGCACCTACAGGAGGTCTTGGACAATATCAAGGTTTCTTAGATGATGCATCTGCATTAAATCAAGCTGCGATGGGATCACTTGGAACATTTGATGCAGCGGGTAACTTTACACAAGGTCCTGTATCTGGACAACAAGCCTTGGTCGATGCAGCAGGAACCGTGGCTGATGCAGACGCAGCAGCAACTGCAGGACAAAATGCAGCTGCACCTTTCTTAGCACAAGCACAACAATTTGCAGGACCACAAGGTTACCAACAATTTATGTCTCCGTATCAACAACAAGTTATGGATGCAACACTTGCACAATTTGATCAACAAGCAGCAGAACAAGCTGCAATGTTTGGATCAAGTGCAGGAAGTGCATATGGTGGAGGAAGATTTGGAGTAGCAGAAGGACAACTAGCTTCAGACACTGCACAGAACAGAGCTCTATTACAAGCTCAGTTATTAAATCAAGGATTTATGCAATCACAAGGATTAGCAAACCAAGCAGTACAAAACCAAATTAACATGGGTCAAACTGCATTAGGTAACGCACTACAAAACGTAGGATTGTTTGGACAAGCTGCAGGTATGCAAGGAGCGCTGTCTGGACAACAACAAGGTTTAACAGCGGGTAACTTATCAAATCTTGCAGGTTTAGGAACACAAGGAATGAACATAGGTACGTTTGGACAAACTGGTATTGGTAACTTACTTAATACTTACACAACTATGGGACAACAAAATCAACTTTACAACCAAGCTATTCAAGATCAATTGGCAGCTCTTGCATCAGGTATACAACTTGCACCTGCGCAAACTATGGGTAACCTTGGTCAGTTTATGGCAGCTGCTTATGGTACGCCGTCATCAACAACTTACCAACAAAGACCGGCACCTAGCACATTACAAACATTACTTGGTGGTGGTATTGGTTTGGCTGGTATTATAGGATCAATGGTAGGTGGAGATGGCTAGAATATTAAATAGACCAATGTTTAGAAGAGGCGGTAGCACCAATCAAGGTGGTGGTATTACAGCTAATTTAAAAAAACCTAGGATGGGTTTTTCTAATGCTGGTTCTGTTCCAGGTGCTCCAGACTTTACTGCATTAGCTCAACAATACATGACCATGCCCGAAGAACCAAAAGGTTTGTCTAGAAGTGATTACTTAAGACTAGCTGCAGCAGGTGCAGAGATTATGGGTGCACAACCAACATCAGACGGTAGTGGTTTTATGGCAGCGCTATCTTCAGCAGGTCCAGCTTTATCAAGTGCAGCTACAGATATAGCAGGCAGCATTGATGCAAGGAAACAAAGATTTGACGATAAGAAAAGTGCATACGACATGGCTATGTTAGGTGCAGCTACTGAACAAGCAAAAATGGATTATGAGACACAGGTAGAACAGGCTCAAGCAGAGAGAGATCAACAGTATTCTTTAGACCTGTTAGATAGAGAAAATGAGTTAAGTTTAGAAATATTAGACAAACAATCACAAAATGAAATTAAAGCACTTATAAAACAAAGTGAATTAGGAATAGGTATTTTAGAAAAAGACTACATAACTAGAAAAGGTAACGAGGCAATTGAAAGCGCTAATGCAGCTATTACAAAATTTGAAAATGCTACGACAGACGAAGAAAGACAAGCAGCGATTAACGAGTATAAAAATATAAAAAATAATTTCTATAATGGTTTGTATGGTGAAACGACTAGAGCCAACATTGAAGAAAAAGCAAGATTAATGGATAGTGATGACTTTACAAAACTTATAGCAAAAGGTGTTAACAATGTTATAGACAACGAAGAAAATAAAGATCCAAGCAGTGCTTTCTATGGTTTAGACTCACAAGGAATACAAGAAAAGATTGTAGATAATTTATTCAAAATGGTTATTAGTGAAATTCACTTCCCTGAGTTTCCTGGTTATAAAAAAGGCGGTCGTGTTGGAATGCAAGAAGGTGGCATGGCAGATCCTAATATGGATCTTAGAGAACAACAAAGTGTTGCATCTACACAAGACATACAATTAACATACGATGAATTAAGAAAACGACTACCACCAGAAGTCAGTGACTCTGTAATTAAATTAATAATGAGTAGCGAAGAAGCTATGATTGATTTTGCACAACTTATAACACCAGAGGATATTGCGGTGTTTAACGATAAATATAACGTAGATTTACAATACCCAACACAGGTGGCGTAACATGAGTATCCTAGATACTGCCAAAGATATATTTGGTAATATAAAAGAAACTTTTAGTAACGTAAAACTTGAAGACTTAAAACCAAAAGAACCTAATTTAAACGATCCCCTTACAAAAGCATTTCGAGACAACCTAGACGCCTATGAAGAAACGGGAGCCAACACACCTGAAGCTAAGGCAAGGAGTTTTGAATCAGCTTATCTGGGTATAAGCGATGCAACAGACATATTAAACAACCAAGCAATAGTAAATGTAGATGATGATGGTGGTATTAGTGTAACAGATAGATATCCAAACAGTGTCTTTGGCAGTGCAGAAGTTTTGTATATACCGGGATTTGATAATCCTGTTGTTTGGGACCCACACAGAAATTCTTTTTTTAAAGTAAGAATAAAAACCAAAAGACAAAAGGGTAGGCATGGTCCAGATCCTGTCTACAGGGATTATATTAGCGTAGACAAAATGAATGAATTAACTGAGATGGACTTGACTGAAGCTTTGGCAACAAAAGAACAACAAATGCAAGAAGTGTTGTCTAAAAGTTTTGGTTACCAAGCTGGTGAAGCTGTTTTTTATGGTGAGTTAGCTTTTTTAAGTTTGCTAGGTCCAGCTGTTGCAAAAGGTATTTATAATTTACCTACAAACTCAAAACGTGCTGCAAACTACATATATAAAAAATACGATGAAATAGTTAACAAGGTTAAGAACAATGAGATAGATCCTGACGTAGCCAAAACTCAATTAAATGGTTTAAACGATCAGGCAAAAGTTCTTGTAGATGAGATGGGTGTAACTAATAAACATCAAAACCAAATACTACAAATGATTGCCGGTAGAAATGTAGCTAACATATCTGCTAAAGGTGACTTTACAGATGTACCAGATGTTAGAATGGCGCCTGATCCAGCATCATCCGACATTTTAGCAAAAATTAAAAACGCAAAATCAAACCAAGAGATTGGGTCGTTAAGAAGGTCGCCAGAGTTTTTAATTTTAGTTAAACAAACTTTTGATGCCATGACAGTTGATGGTTTACCGCCAACTCGTAAAGCTGTTTTTGAAGCTCTTGGTATAAAATCTCCTGATAAAATTAATCAGTTGTTAAAAGAACCTGGTTTTAGAGACATACCTTTTTTAAGTAATGATGCAACCAGACAAGCAAGGCTATACACACCAGAAGCCAAAGCGGCAAACAGTGAAAGTATAGCTAGAGGTAACGCAATTAGAGCACAAACTAGAGCCGATGAAACACAAAGTATTGCAATATATGCGCCAGATGGTGGTGGTTCTTCTAATTCAATTTTAGTTTTTCCAACAAATGTTCCTAACGCAAAACAAAAATTTTTAGAAGAATTACTGGAAGTGTATAAACCAAAAGTAAAAGGAAAAAGTAGAGATTTAACTTTAAAAGATTTAGCAGAACAAAAAAATTTAAACTACGGTAATTTTAGTGTAGCTGTAAAAAAATTTTTAAAAGATGAAGGACTAGCTAATGATCCTCGTTATAATTTAAACCCAATAACAGACCGTAATGCTTACAAAGCAGCAAAAGAAAAAGTTATAGCAAACTGGTTAAAAAACCCAGATGTGCCTCAGTTTGAAAAAGATTTATTTCTAGAAGCTAAAAAAACTATTCAACAATATAATAAATTATTTCCAAACGATAAAAAAGAATTAGATCACATTCTTGGTTTTATTAATTCAAATAGTTTAGCAGATGCTCATTATCTTGGTAATTTACAAATAACAAGTAAAGCATTTAATTCAGCATTAAAAAATAAATTATTTGAAACTCCGAATAAAGGTTTTAGAGAATTAGCTAAAAAAATTAAAAACGCAAAAGATAAACCAACCAGACAACGTTTAATGAAAGAAATGCAAGAAACGTTTAATGATTATATAAAAACCATAGAAGAGTATGGTTATTTTATGGACACAACGGACTTTGCATATTTACCAACAAGCATGAGAAGGTCTACTAAAGTTGATGTAGAAGATAAGTTTGCTTCAGACCTCCAAGTATTAAAAGATGAAATAAATAATTTTTATGGAACAAAATCACCTAGCGAAGTGAAAGATATATTTGGTTTTAGAAAAGGCGGTAAAGTTAGAGCTTTTGGCAGTGAAGGTGGTGATGAAGAAGACCTTAAAAGAAAACCTATCTTTGCAGATTACATAAACGCGAAAATAGATACAGCTCAAAGAGATTTAAGAATAGAACAAATGCCTGAGTCACAAAGAAAACAAATGGCTTTCTTTTTAGAGGATCCTTACGGAGGTCAAGACAGTTTAGAATTAGAAAAAACTAGTGATGCAAGTGTAAGATACAGATTAAAAGAAAAAGATGAAAGCATATCTAGCATACAAGCAAAAATAGCTAGAGAAATGATAGACGCTAAACCTACTAAATTTCCATTAACTAGTTTTCCAAAACTTTTAACAGACAACGTTTTAACAAAAAGTTTAGATAGGCAAATGAAAACACCTTTCCTAATACTGGCTGCAGCTGCAAACGATATTATAAACAAAACAGGTGGTGATGAAAAACAATTTTACGAAAGGTTTCCTAGACTAAGTGAGTATTTAAGTTCTGGTTATCAACCTGTACCCGGCACAGATCAAGAAGCAGCTTATATAGATGGCATAGATGAAATAAACAGAGCAGTAGAATCGGGTGTTAGAAATCTTGGGTTTAATACCATGGATTTAATTTTAGGCGGCATAGACCTATCTGGTTTTGGTGACGGTAAACTATCTGAACGGCTAAGAGAAAACTATGAAAAAACAGCAAAGAATGATCCTGAAACATTTATGGGTGATATGATTTCTTTACTTGTTGAGTTTGGAGTTCCTGGTGGTTTAGTAACAAAATTAGTCACAAGATTACAAAAAGCATTAAGATTAAAAGGTTTTAACACTATGACACGTTATATAGATGATGATGTTATAGGCGGCGCTAGGTTTGCAATGCAGGCCAGTAATGTTGCAAAAAGAATGGGAACGGGTGCAGTTATTTTTGGAGCAGCTGATGTACTAGGTGGTGGACCGTATAATACTTTAACAAGAATGTTTCCTGACGACGCTACCTTGTTGCCGGGTAGTCAGATAGACACAAAAAACTTGTCAGGCAAAGAGTTGGCAGTTGCTAATTTTAAAAATAGAATTAGGTTTGGTGCTGACGGAGCGTTAATTGGTGGATTGTTTCCATTGTTAGGACCACCTGCTTGGGCTTTAACAAAAGGCACGGTTTCATTACCATTTAAAACAATACCAGGTGTAAATAGATCTATATTTGGTGGCGCGCTGCAATTAGCAGGTGTCCCATTAAAAATAGCATCAGATGCTCTGGCTGGTAAAATACCTTACACATCTAAAACAATACCGCTTGTAGGTAATGCTATAAGTTATTTAGGTAAAAAAGGTGCAACCGCAGCACAAGCAACAGCAGCGTTTATAGGTAAACAGGTATTTACTAGGGCTACTCTTGGTATTTATGATTTGGCTAATGCTAGAGCTAGTGTTTATACTGGCATAAAACCTCCTACAACAATGTTTGCAAAAAATTTACCAGACTTTGAAACATGGAGACGTTTTTCTGTAAACAGCGCAGATCCTTTGCACCAATATCTTGCAAAGATTGATAACAAACTAGCTTTGTTTAGAGATATAGGAAAATTAGGTAAAGATGCGTTTGCTACAAAAACACAAAGTGACTTGTACATTCGTTCAAAGTCTAGAGCTGTAGAAAAATATTTAATTGATATAGAGCGTATTGCATACAAATTAGCAAAATCGTTTGAAGAACGGTATCAAAAATATGGTGAGTTTGAAACTATACAGAAAAAATATTTAGATGACGTATTAGATTTTCTAGAAGGCACAATAAGGTTAGACCAACTACCAAAACAATTACAGGTGCCGGCTAATGATTTAAGAAATTATACTAATGGATTAAAAAAAGAGTTTGGAGAATTATTACCTACAACTGATCCCATAAAATATTTAATTGACGCAGATATAAATTCCATGATGAGAAGATCGTTTGCTGCATTTACAAATAACTCTTATGCTCCAACACCTAGAAGTGTAGATCAAGCAAAAACATTTATAAAAGATTTAATTAAAGGCAACAATGGTCTGCGTATGGAAGCAGAAATGGCGTTTCCAAATAAAACAATAGAAGAAGCAATTGATGAATATGCTTCATTAAAAGTTGCTGATATTATGCACACAGCTAAATATGAAATGGCTGATCCGTTTAAGGCTTTAGAAACTATTACTAGAAAACTTGGTTTAGATGATATTAGATTAGTTACAGGTGATGAACTACCATCAGCTATAAGAAAATTACTTGGAGAAGAAAAAAATCTTAGGTCTTCTTTATTGCAAACAACAGGTAATATTATTGCAAGTACATCACAGAAAAAGGCTCTAGACCAAATAGCTGACATGGGTTTGTCAAACGGGTGGTTGTTTAGAACAAAAGAAGAAGCGTTAGGTAAAGGCATATTAAATGCAGCACCTTTAACAGATGTAAAAGGATCTGGTTTCTTACTAAATGATGCTATTGGTTTGTATGGCACTCCAGAAATTATAAAACAGCTAGGTGGTTATAGTCTGTTTGATGGTTTCTTAAAAAGCACAATATATCAAAACATACTAGCAGCAAAAGCAATGGTGCAAGGAGGTAAAACACTTTACTCACCAGCTACACAAATGCGTAACGTAGGATCAGCAGCATTATTTGCTCTTAATGTAGGACATATTGGTGGTAGCGCAAGTGTGCCACAAGCATTTAAAATAGTTATGGATGACATATTTGGTCCTGGTAGAAACGTAGACAAGAAAAAATTAAATCAATTTATTGAAAGAAAAATTGAACTAGGGGTTATTGACGAGAACGTTGTATCGCAAGAATTAACAGCAATATTAAATGATTTAAAAGGTGCAACAAAAGAAACTGGCGAACCTGTAATTAGTAGTTTTAACCAACTAATACAAAGAGTCGGTAATACACAGCTTAGCCAATACGTGCAAAGGTTGTATGCAGGTGGTGATAACTTATGGAAACTCTACGGTCACGAGTTTTATATCTCCGAACTTAAACAATTTACTAAGTCTATAGATGACGTAAAAAGATATTTTAATGACATAGTAGGTAGAGAGTTTGTAGAGATCAGCCCAAAAACTGGTGGAAAGAAAACTGTAATGGAAGGTATCGAAGAAATAGCTGCACACTTAGTAAGAGATACTTATCCAACATACAGTAGAGTGCCACCTGCAATACAAGCGATTAGAAAACTGCCAATAGGTAACTTCATATCGTTTCCTGCAGAGATGTTAAGAACTACAGCCACAACTTTATCGACGTCACTAAAACATATTGCGTCAGGTAATCCAGGTTTACAATCCATGGGTTATAGATCTTTGTTTGGTCAATTCACAACTTTGTATGGTGTAAATGAAGGTGTAAAAGCCCTAGGACATGCTTTTACAGATGTATCACCAGAGGCAATAAGAGCGTATCAAGATGGATTAGGACCTTCTTTTATGCAAAACCATTTAATGGTGCCGCTGACAAACAAAGATCCAGTAACAGGTGAGTTTAAAGCATTTGATTTATCTTCTTACAATCCTTACGCCTATGTAATTGATCCGATAGAGGGGTATATTAGAGAATTAAATAATACAAGGATGTCTGTTGATGAGGTAGAGGGCGAAGTTTATAACAGAATATTCGATGCCTCTAGCCCTCTTATGACTTTTATAGAACCGTTTGTAGCAGAGACAATTGTATTAGAGCCTATGTTTGATATATGGGCACGTGGTGGTAAATCTAGAAACGGCGCAAATATTTATAGTCCAACAGATGATTTTGGAGATAAAGTTAGTAAATCTTTCCAACATATTATTTCTACCATAGCTCCTGGTTTTATAAGAAGCACGGGTCAAGTATTAAACGCTTTAAGCTTAGATACAAAACAGGGTAGGTTGTCGGATCTTAGTGACGTATTAATTAGATTGTTAGGTGGATCTATCATAAATGTCGACCCTGTTAGTGCACTTGATTACAAAGCAATTGATATACGTGAGATTAGATCTAACGCATACAAAACAGAACATTTCTTTAGTAAAGAAAATGCACTAGAACGAGGCCCAGACGTTATGGCTGCAGAGTTCCAACAAATACAAAACGAAGCACTTGCAGCACAGTTTGAAGTTTACAAAATGTTTGCACAAGCATTAGACTCTGGCCTATTAAATAGAGAGCAAATAGAAAAAGTATTAGGTAAAGACGGTCGTAACGTACCAAACTTAGATAATTTAATGGATGGTATATTTACACCAGTTTCATATTCAGAGTCAGGACTAGAACAAAGAGCAGACGAACTTTATGATGAATATAAGAAGAGTGGTATTTTACTAAACAGAAGTGATCTATTACCACTAGACAAACTAGACAATATTATATTTAGAATGGAAGATATAAGATTTAAAGATTTAGTAGATCCTGAAAGAAGACCTTTGCCAGAGCCAAGGGGTGATAGTTCACCTAGTTTATTTAATATAGGTGACCAACAAACCGAACCTGTAACTCCACAACTACCAAACACACCAACACCGGTAGTGCCAAACACTAATATGAACCCAGTCAACCCGGCAACTGGATTGACAACTACAGAAACTGCTTTATTATCACCAGGCGAACAAGCCATTAGACAACGTCAGAAGGGGATGGCCTAATGAACGATACAGTTAAAGGCATAACACCAGAAGGTGACAGAGAACACATTATTTCTTTGTATGGACATGTTAAGGGTGTAGAGCGTGAAATAGAGATAATTAAAACTAATCACCTTGCGCACCTAGATAACAAGATTACACACGTGCACGAAGACGTAGAGAAATTGGGGGGCAAGATAGACAAAATCTATTGGGTAGTTCTTACCACGGTGGGTGCCGTTGGTTTAGTATTTATAGAAACTTTATTGGGGATGATATGAAACTTTCAGCAAACTTTTCACTAGCAGAGATGACTAAATCTCAAACTGCAACGCGCAAAGGTATTAACAATGAGCCGTCAACAGCGCACGTAGAAAACCTTATTCACCTAGCGGAGTCCGTCCTACAACCAGTGAGAGATCACTTTGGTAAGTCGGTCATGATATCTTCAGGCTATCGTAGCCCAGAGCTGTGCGAAGCTATCGGATCTTCGACTAAGTCACAGCATGCCAGGGGTGAGGCAGCAGACTTCGAGATAGCAGGAATTGACAACAAGGAACTTGCAACGTGGATTAGTAAAAATACAGAATTTGACCAGTTAATTCTGGAATTTTATGATGAGGGAGATCCGAACTCTGGATGGGTGCACTGTTCAGCGGTGACGGGAGAGCCAAGAAAACAAGTGTTAAGAGCGAGCAAAGTAGAAGG